AACTCCCTCTATCACTATTCTATATATATATGTTCTCTATGTTCTCTATGTTTTATATATATATATAATAATAGATAATATAGGGGTATATATAGGGTTAGGTAAGTCTTAAGCATTACTGGGTACACTAGAGAACGTGAGAACATCCTCTAGTCTCAAATGAGTCTTATTTTGTTATTTTTTAATACTGAACTACTATGTCCTTATGACTTCAATAAATGATTTACAAAACGATCATAAAAATGCTCGCAAGCGTACTGATCGTTCCTCAAAACTTATAAAAGAATCACTACAAAAGTTTGGTGCTGCAAGATCAATAGTGATTGATGAAAATAACCGCATACTTGCAGGAAATGGAACAATCGCTGGCGCAAAGGCAGCAGGGATAAAAAATCTTAAAGTTATAGAAACTGATGGTAATGAAATTATTGCCGTAAAAAGAACTGGGCTTTCAGAAGATGAAAAGGTTGGGCTTGCTCTAGCTGACAACAGAACCTCCGATCTTTCAGAATGGGATCTAAATATGCTCGAAGAATTAAGTCAAGAGCATGACCTAAACCCCTGGTTTGATAATGATGATTTAAAAGAATTACTTGGAGAGACAGAAGTATTACCAGCAGAAGGTTTAACAGATCCTGATGATGTTCCAGAAGTTCCAGAGGAACCTATAACAAATTTTGGTGATATATGGCAGCTTGGTAATCATAAATTACTTTGTGGTGATTCCACCGATCAGAACCAACTTGAACCTTTGATGCAAAATGAACTGGCAAATTTATGGCTGACCGATCCTCCTTACAATGTCAATTATGAAGGTAAAACTAGCGATAAATTAAAAATACAAAATGATCGGTTAAATAATAATGAATTTAGACAATTTTTAGCCTCAGCTTACGTCGTTGCTCATAAATATTTAAATGAAGGAGCTTCTTTTTATATTTGGCATGCCGATTCAGAAGGTTATAACTTTAGAGGTGCGGCTTACGATGCAAATTTGCAAATAAGGCAATGTCTTATTTGGGTTAAATCTTCAATGGTTATGGGTCGCCAAGATTATCATTGGCAGCATGAACCTTGCCTTTATGGTTGGAAAAAAGGAGCTTCTCATTTCTGGAATGCTGATCGAAAACAAACAACAGTTTTAAAATTTGACAGACCAAACCGTAATAAAGAACATCCAACAATGAAACCTGTTGATCTTTTTCAATATCAAATTACAAACTCTTCAAAACCTGGTGATATTGTTCTTGACACTTTTGGTGGTTCTGGCACAACTTTGATCGCAGCAGAAAGAATACAAAGACAAGCACGACTTGTTGAGCTTGATCCTAAATATTGCGATGTGATAGTTAAAAGGTGGGAGGATTTTACAGGTAACAAAGCAAAACGTGTATCATCTAGTTAATGGCTCAAAAAGGATCAAAAGCTGAAACAATAATCAGGTCACAGAAGTTTGCTCGTATTATTGCAAACGGTGGTCGTAGATCCGACTGCGTTCGGTATGCATCCGAGAACTGGGGGGTGGGGGAAAGAGCCTGTTGTAAGTACATAAACATAGCTAGAGAGGAGTTGAAGAAGGATTGGGACATGGAAAGACCCCAGATGGTGGCTGACCTTTTGGCTCAATGTAGCACCTTACAGATGGAAGCTAGAAAGGCTGGTCATTATCACATTGCTCTTGGTGCGATCAATACAGCAGCCAAACTTGCACAGATTGTTTCGTGAGCATTTTAGATACAGCAAGACCAGGGAATGTTTTATTTCAGATCGGTGCTTATGATATACCGACAGCAAGTGAGGCTATAGAGCGCATCAATCAGGATTTACTACCGCATCAATCAAAGTTTTGTGATGATCTCGACCATAGAAAATTGGCTCTTGTCTGTGGCTTTGGTGCTGGTAAAACTCATGCGTTAATTTCAAAATCTTGCATACTAGCAGCACTCAATGTTGGTCATGTATCGGCAATATTTGAACCGACTGCTCCAATGCTTAGAGATATTTTGCAGAGAACAATGAATGAACTATTGGATCAATGGCAAATACCTTACACATTCAGAGCATCACCATTACCTGAGTACAATTTGGAATTTGCAGAGGGAACCCATACAATCTTGCTCAGAACAATGCTTACATATCAGCGATTACGAGGGCAAAACCTCTGCGCAGTGGGATTTGATGAGGCAGATACTGTTCCAAAACGTGATGCAGAGCAGGCAATGAACATGGCACTAGCAAGACTTAGATCAGGTAATGTTCAACAGTTTTATGCAACAACAACTCCTGAAGGTCATGGATGGGCATTTGAAACTTTTGAGAAAAACAAAAAATCTGACACAGGATTGATCCAGGCAAAGACAAAAGATAACCCTTTTCTTCCTGACAACTTTATTCAATCTCTTGAGGAAAATTATCCACCGCAGTTAATAAAAGCTTATCTCCTTGGCCAATGGGTTAACCTTACAAGCGGTCAGGTTTATGACCGTTTCGACCGTAATCATCATGTTATCAACAAAATACCGTTTGATATCAAGATGGAAGTGTTAAGAATCGGGGTGGACTTTAACGTGATGAATTGCAATGCCGTGGTTGGTGTCAAGTCTGGAGACAAATTAATTATCATAGATGAAATATCAAAACAAAATGATACAGATGCCTTGGCGCAAGAAATTAAAAGACGTTATCCTTCAAACAGAATATTAGTTTACCCAGACGCAAGTGGTTCAGCACGTTCAACGATTAACGCATCAAAGACAGACATTGCAATCCTCGAAAGTTACGGCTTCAGTTCAATGGCTCTCAAGAGCAACCCCTTTATCAAAGATAGAGTTGCAACCGTCAATGCGTTACTACAGAACGGCAAAGGGGAAAGACGTTTGGAGATTCATGCCCGTTGCTCTCGTTTGATTGAGTGCCTCGAATTGCAAAGTTACGATGAAAAGACAGGTGATCCTGATAAGCAAAATGGATATGACCATATGAATGATGCCTTGGGTTATTTAATTTATCGTGAATTTAATATTCTTTATGGTAGAACAGGCAAGCCAACTGGTATTAGAATATATTAAAAGTAATGGTACTATGAGGAAAAACCGTGTATAGCTCTCTGAATATTTACAATCAGCCTGTAACACTAGCTCCTACAACGGTTGCAAGTCCTAATGCTGCTTATCAGAGGATGGCAAATTTCTGGGGTTTGGTTGAAGATTTGAAAGAGGGAACATATAAGATCAGAAGTGAACATAGAAAATACCTCCCACAGGAAAGCAGAGAAACTGATGATTCATATGACGTTCGTTTGAGTAGGTCAACAGTAGTTCCATATTTGCAACGAATAGAAAAAATGCTTTCAGGTATGTTGGTCAGAAAACCAATCAGACTTGATGATGTATCTGATTTAGTTAGAGAGCAATTATTTGATGTAGACCTTGAAGGTAATGATTTAAATGTCTGGTTATATCAAACAGCTAGGGTTGCAATTTCTTTTGGTCATGTTGGTGTTCTTGTTGACGCACCGAAAGATGGAGAAAAGGCCAGACCTTATTGGGTTACTTATGCACCTAAAGATATTCTTGGCTGGAGGACAGAGATTGTTGATGGTGTAAGAAAATTAACTCAACTGCGATTGATGGAACAGGTTGTTGAATCTGATGGGAAGTATGGAGAAAAGATTGTAAAACAGATCAGAGTGCTTGAGCCTGGTAGATATGAAATCCATAGAAAAAATAATAAGGGTGAATATAAATTACATGATGAAGGAGAGATGAGCATAAAGGATAAGATTCCTTTTTCTATTGCTTATGCTAATAGGGTTGGGATGTTTGAAAGCCGCAGCCCTTTGTATGACATAGCAGAATTAAACCTCAAGCATTATCAAATACAGAGTGACCTTGATAATATTTTGCATATCAGTTCTGTTCCATTGCTTGCAGTTTTTGGTTATCCAAATGCAGATGAGATAACAACAGGCCCTAATGAGGCATTATCATTGCCACCTGAATCAAGGATGGAATATGTCAGCCCATCGGGTGACAGTTACGACAGTCAGTTCACAAGGCTCAAAGATATCGCAGACCAAATTAATACATTGTCATTAGCTGCGGTGCTGGGTCAAAAGCTAGTTGGTGAGTCAGCCGAGGCCAAGAGGATAGACCGTTCACAAAATGACAGCACAATGATGGTCATTGCCCAGCAGATGCAAGACCTGATTGATAACTGCCTTAAGTTTCATAGTGAATATCTTAACGAACCAAATGCTGGCAGTAGTTTTGTGAATAGAGACTTTGTAACCGCAAGACTAGAACCACAGGAGATCCAATCATTACTTGCATTATTTACTGCTGGCACTATCAGCCAGGAAACGTTACTTACACAGTTAAGCAGTGGTGAGATTCTTGGTGATGATTTCGATGTGGAGGAAGAAGTTGAGGCAACTCAAGCTGGTGGTTTGATCGAAATGGAAGCCCCAACTCAAACAGATGAATCATAATAAATGGCAGTTCCAGAGGCTTTCTATCGTGAAGCGATTGATCTGAACAGATACAGCAATAAGGTTCAGTTTCAAATTGCTAGTCAATTCAATGAAGTAATTTTAGATGTTCTTAGAAAGATAAGAGATCTTGAGGGTAACAGCCCAACTACAACTGCAAGGTTACGATCAATATTGGCACAAATGGTTGATAGTTTGAAAGGCTGGGAGAATGAAAGTGCAGCTTATATGATTGATGAACTGCAAAACTTGGCAGAGTTTCAAGTTGGTTTTGTTAAGGATCAATTGCAAAGGGTTTTACCAAAAGGAGAGTTTCAGGTAAATACTGTTGCTGTTTCTCCTGACTTTGCAAAATCTATTGTCACAAAAGATCCGACTGCCATGACTATTAGATTAAGAGACAAAGATGGTGTGTTTAGATCTGCTCAGTTTGCATTGACCGCAAAAAGAGGATCGGAGATATCGTTGCCAAACGGCAAAAATGTAAAGAAATCATTTAGAGGTATTGCTGAAGATTCCGCCTCAAGACTTTCAAAAGCAATCAGACTTGGTGTTTTAGAAGGCGAGTCTTTACCAAAAATTGTGAAAAGGTTAAAAGGGCCAAACCTTAGATTTAATGCCAAACCACAAAATGCAATCGCATTAAACTCTGCATTAAAAAATTCTGAGGGGATGCTTCTATCAAATAAACAAATCTCAACTGTAGTAAGAACAACTGTTAACCAGGTACAAAATGCAGCAAGTCAGGCGGTGTATGCAGCAAACAAAGATATAACAGGCAGATATCAATATGTCGCAACACTTGATGCAAGGACAAGTTCTATATGTCAAAGGCTAGATGGTCAGTTGTTTAGATATGATCAAGGCCCTGTTCCTCCACAACATTTCAACTGTAGGTCAACTACTGTTCCTGTTATTGATGATGATGATTTGGCAAGGGCTTTTCCAAATACAAGACCAAGTGCAACAGGTCGTGTTCCTCAAGACACAAATTATGCAAATTGGTTGAAAGATAATCCTGATGTACAAGACAAGGTATTGGGGAAAAAGAAAAGATATTTCAATTATTTGATGAGTCCTAAACGAGGAACAAAACAACTTAACGCCACAAATGCTCTAAAAAAAATTATCCGTGAGGATGGATCAGAGTTAACATTAAAAGAACTAGCTGCAAAATACAAAGATGCCAATTAGAAAAGGGAAGTCACAAAAAACAATCACAGGTAATATCAGAATGTTGATGAAAGAAGGCAAATCAAGATCCCAAGCAATTGCGATTGCATTATCGACAGCAGGCAAAAAGAAAACAGCTAAGAAACGTAAAAGGAAGTAATATATAAACAGCTACTTTTATTGTCATGCCTTCACACTATGGATCAATGAAGCCAAAGGGTAAAAAGAAAAAGAAAGGAGGTAAAAAATAATGGGATATACGTTTAAAGTCCAGACTTATGATGAGTCAAAGCCGAAGGCTGTAAAAGAAACAAAACCAGCAACTAAGAAAAAATCTAAAAAGTGACTAGAAAGTTTAGGCGAGTTGCAAAAGACAAAAAGACAGGTGTTCCCAAAAAATATCTGTCTGGAGCAAAGAACAAGGCAGCGAAAGCTGCTGAGATCAAGAGGACTGCCGAAGCCTACAGAAAAGGAGAGTTTATTGATATAAAGGCTGTATCTAAATCACGCACCAAACAAAATGTCTCAGGCAAAAAGAAGAAAACCACTAAGCGAAAGCGTAAAAGCTAGCCTTAAGAAAAAGGCAGAAGGCACTCGTTTTTTTTATGGTGAGCTTGCAGAAGTTTATCGCAAGGGACAGGGCGCATATCTTGGTGCTGGATCTCGTAATGTGCCGATGGCAGCGTGGGCTATGGGTAGAGTTAATAGTTATATGAGAGGTGATAAAGCAAGAACAGCAGACGCTAAAATTTATTCAAAATATCAAAAGAAAAGATAATGGCTGCTCTAACAAAAAAACAAAAAGAAACATTGAAGGCTCATTCAGCGCATCACACCAAAAGGCACATGAATTACATGGTTAGAAAAATGCGTGAGGGTATGAGTTTTGCAAGAGCGCACAGAATGGCACAGGAGAAGATAGGGAAATGACAATTAAAAGAGGTGGTCATACTTTTCAAGGGGTTGATAAACCAATCAGAACTCCAGGACATTCAAGTGGTAAGTCTCATGCTGTGGTTATCAAACAAGGAGATGGATTTAGACTTATAAGATTTGGTATGCAGGGAGCAAAGACAAAACGACCTAGAAAAGGTGAAAGTGATGCTGATAAGGCAAAACGTAAGAGTTTTAAAGCAAGACACGCAAAAAATATTGCAAAAGGTAAGACAAGTGCAGCTTATTGGGCTGACAAAGTAAAGTGGAGTTAGTA